CCAGTTTGTAGCGCATCCAATACACGAAGTGTTTCTTCTGGGCTACGGCCAACGTTCAAGTTGTTGACAGTAACGTGTTGGATAACGTTGTCTGGGTCAACAATGAATGTTGCACGAAGTGCGGCACCTGCTGGAGCATAGAACACACCTAGTTGTTCAATCAAGCTCAACTCACCACGCTGTGTGTCAGCAAATTGTGTGTGAGTAATTTTCTTTAAATCAGCGTGGGCATTTTGCCAGCTAACTTTACAGAACTCGTTGTCTGTTGAACCTGTGAGCAATACAGCGTCACGGTCAGCAAAGTCACCTGCTAGTTTGTCATAGGCTACAATTTCTGTAGGGCAAACGAATGTGAAATCCTTTGGATAGTAAACGATTACTTTCCACTTGCCAGCAAATGACTCATCTGTAATTTCAAAGAAAGCATCTTCTGGCTGTCCTGGATTAACTCCAGTAACTGCGAATTTTTCTAATTTATGTCCAACTGTTTTCATATCTTCTCCTTGTGTGTGTTGAAAACTTCTACAACTCTGTGTTGTATGTGTATATTATATATCCTATTAAAAACTAAAATCAATAGGTTTTTGCAATAATTATTTCTATAACGCTAATTGAAAAAATCAATAACAAAAGGACCCGAAGGTCCTTTTTGTGTTTTGAATCTAATTAGATTAGAAACGATGGATGTATCCAACTTTAGTGATGTTTTGCTCACTGTCGCCACGTTGTTGATCGTAACCAACATAGACAGTGCTTGTCTTGTTTAGGTCGTAACCTAACTTGCTGCGCCATGTGCGAGTTGTATCATTACGATTATCGCTAAACGTATCTTGGAAACGATATCCAACACTCAATGCCAAACCTGGCACAAATGTAATTGGAGCAACAACACCTGGCTCAACTGAATAGTAGCTGTAACCACTTGCACCGCTAACAAACTTTTCACCAACTGCTACGCGAGTGTAAGCAGAAACTGGACCAACTGGAACAGCGCCTGTTAAACCTGCTTCATAGCGGGTGGACAAAACGTTAGTATTGTCAGTGCGATAGTTTTTGACTACGATATCACCTGCAAAGTTTTTATTAATTGATTCTTTTACTCCCAATTCATAAACTCTTTGATCTGCGGTGGTTCCTTGGCCATTGGCATTTTGAGCTTCGATACGAACCTCTGCCGCTGTTGCTGTAAATGCTGCCAGCGCCAAGATAGTCGCTAATGTAATTTTCTTCATTTTTAATTCCTTTTATAATAATGACTTAACGTCATTAAACAGTATATAGCGTATTGCTGATAAAAGTCAAGAAAAAGCGGCATTTTAAGCCGCTTTTTGGTGGTTTCTGTTACGAGGTATATCCTACCCTAAGCAGTGTTTAGGCTGCTAATGCGTATTCGCTTGAGTTTGCGTTTACTTGTTTTACGCTGATAACGTCAGTCGTCTCTCGTGTTGCCGTCTCTATTATCTCACCCTGTCGAAACCATGGCAGGCCCATTATAAAGTACACTCAGCTTTCGCCTTGCTTCCAGAATACTCGGATCGGAGTATACTTTATGGTGGACCTGGCGGGAGTCGAACCCGCGTCCAGAATGCCTTCACTTTGAAGGGATTACAACAATTCTTTTATTTAACCAACTTACGCTGGATAAATGTTTGCAGCCTGCTTGCCTTTGGGGCCTTGCACAACTTCAAAACTTACGTTTTGATTTTCTTGCAAGACTTTAAAACCTGAAGTCTGAATTGCAGAGTAATGAGCAAATAAATCCTCACCACCTTCGTCTGGAGTAATAAACCCAAAACCTTTGGTTTCATTAAACCATTTTACTTTACCTGTTGCCATTTACTTATTTTCCTTAGTTATTAAAATTGCTGTGTGTGTAGTATATTTAAACATCTTTAGGCTGTGATGTCAACCTCTTTCTTTTCTTTTTGGACTAACTTGTCCGGTCTTATAGGTTCTAGCCACGTGTCTGGAATATATGCTTTTGGCGTATCGCCGTACATGTTGCTCAATCCAAATTCAGTAGATATCCACCAAAAATGATCGGTAATCTGTGCTTTGCACGAAACGCCACGAAAATCAAATTCTTCACCCTGTTTGAAATGTCCAATGTATTTTTCTACCAATACAGTTTTACCTATATTGCTAGGACGTAGACTCATTATAATTTTGGCTAGATCGCCTTTTTCACATTTCATAGAGTTAATGTATTAATTGCACCGCCTGAGGTGCCTCTTGGGAATAGATTAAATGCTAGAGTATATCTAGTTTTGCCTTTAACATTTGGATCTACTGAGTGGGATACCTGAGATGGGAATAACAACAGATCATTTTTCAAAGGCTGCATTCCAAAATTTTGAATATTGTAGATATTCATTTTGCTTTGATCTTCGGAATCTTCAAAATTGTGACCAATTTCAATCAACGGATTGAATAGATTCATATGAGTCCTATCTTTATGGAATATGATGTCTCCGGTATTTTGTTCAATTTCGATATAGTAAACTCCGCTGAGTATACTGCTGCCGTGCCAGTGTGGTTGACTAAAATCATCTTTGTAGTGTCGATTGACCCAACTGTTTTCCATTTCAAAAGTCATGACTTTTTTACAGTCTAAATAATCATAGACAAAGTGATTGACTTTGTTCATGATCTTTTCTTTCAATAGTGCAAGCTCTGGACAATTGAGAATATATTTGTTTACTGAATAATCTCCATTGCCGTAAGGCATACGTTCAAATTCTGTATTCTCAATAAAGTCTCTCATATCTTTTGCTAGACTTCCGAGATTGGTTCTATACAGCGGAGTAGCAAATAACGGTATTACTTCAAAATTGTTTACTTGAGCCATCCTACCTTTTCTCCATTGTCAATTCTTCGTTGGTGTTCTTCAACACTCCCAGGAAAACGCCAAGCCCAAATGGCAACAAGGGCCATAAACATTGCAGTATAAACAATCCCACGTGTAGGTACTCCTCCAGTAAACATTAATATCAAACTCAAACTCATCATGCCTAGCATAAAAAATTTCATCTTAGTAGGAAATACACGCTTCTCACCCCAATTGGTCAAGAACGGTCCAAACAACGGATGATTATAAATCCAGCGATGCATACGCTCACTGCCTTTGCTAAAGCAATAGGCTGCAAACACCACGAACGGTGAATAAGGAATGCCCGGAGTAATGACTCCGATGTATGCCATGCCTAAGGATAAAAATCCTAGGCAAGTCCAAAGAAATTTTTTCATGTTTATTATTCCGATAGTTGAATCAAGCCATATCCGTTGGCTTTTGTTTTTGTTTCGCGTTTGTCGTTTAAGAACGTCATTACCTTTGTTGGGTCTTTCGGAGACCTTTGAGGAACAGCAAAACTAATATGTATCCAAGGCAGTCCCGATCCTGTTGTTTTATATTCCAACAACAATTGATCAAATGGCACATTATCACGGACCCATAAGGCTATGTTGAAGTATTCTGATTTAGGAACTCCGCGAAACTGGATGTCTGCTGCTTGTCCTTTTCCGTGTTGAGTTGTTGAATCTTCTCTAAAGGTGTTAGTTATAAAAGCATTTGGATACTTTTTCTTGATTGGTTCTAAAGTATTAATTGCCAATAATTTAAGATTCTCAACAATAGTTTTTGTTGGTATACCCTGTACGTTTGGGGTAGAAACCGGATGATTAAAAACTACACCAGGTGTTTTAGTCAACTGCCCAAGTGTAAAACTTGGACTCAACTGAAGACTGTCAGGAAATGTAGTACCTACATCGCCTGCAGAAGTTGTTGCGGGTGCTTTGTTTTTAGTAACACTACCAGAAGTTTTTCCAGTCGCCTTAACAGCATCTTCTCTTTCTACTTCACGTGCATCTATAGTTCCGGATTTGGCTTTTGAACTAAAATATGCAGATCCTGGACCGCTACCTGCTCTTGGACCACCACGTGACGCTGGAGGGGTATCTGCTTCTGCTTCATCACCACCGACTACAGCTCGCACACTTGGAGTATCAGTATCTATGTCAGTTCCAACAAATACATTTCCACTGCCGCCTACACGCACCTTGCCATCGTTATCTGAGTTGTCTGTAAAGTTAACAGGCTTCTTATGAGCAAAGACATTTCCACTACCGTTCGCAGTAGTGGTGGTTCCTGGGCTATATCGTACTAGACTGGTGTCAACACTGGCCAACAGGTCATTAGCATATACTGTGCTGTTGCCATCAGTGTTAGCGACCTTTCCGCCGCCACTGTTTGAATCTGTTAGGCGTTGGATTGGTTTTACCATGTTAGGCTAATTTAATACCTGTGGTACCTTGAAGGTAGCTGTTTGAAAATTCTTTTTCAGTAGCATCGATAATTGTCACAGTACCTTTTGACAATTTTACATCTTTTTCATTGCTGACTGTGAATAGGTATGGAGCCATACCAAGACCTTGTTGTCCCATAGTCAACACCATAGGTCTGTTTAATTTATAATACTCGCCGGTTTCTTCAACTAACTTGGCTATAATTTCTTCTCCAGAAGTTAGTTTGATTGTAACTACTTCACCGGGTGCTGCACCTTTGTCTATTAACATATTATCCTTGTAAATGCTTTTTTAATTCGTTAAACCCACCGATTAGATTTTCATCTAAAAAAATCTGTGGTACTGTTCTTGCTGTTGGTACTGCTTCTAATAAATCTTCTCTAGTAAACCCGTAACCAATTTTCTTTTCTTCAAACTCAATGCCCTTCATTTTGAGTAAACCTTTAGCTTGCTCACAATAAGGACAATTATCCTTACTCCATACTATCGCTCTCATACTTCTTTCCTTTACTTAATTTGAATATATAACACTTCCGTTCTTATCTACAACACGAACAACTATCATACCTTTATTTTTATAACTCATAGCGGCAGACATGGCCGCTTGCTCACTACCATAACTTCCGATAGTTGTCCAAGATTCATAAGGATTGTGTCTTTTGAACTGTGCTTTGTACATAATATATTATATAGCAGGAAGGGAGTCGTAGTCAAGATTTTCTCCCATTACTCCGATGACATAATTTGTTGATTCGGATTCTTGTAGTGCTGTTTGCTTATTGCTGGTATTAACGTGTTTGTTAAACCAAGGAATTGGTGTGGATTTTGGCGCAGGACTATTATACTTGATGCCGATATCCTTAAGTGCACCTACTGCTGTATAATCTACAAAATCACGTAGAATGTTAGCGTTCAATCCAATTACTGGTCCCATCTTAAACAAATAGCTTGCCCAATCTTTTTCTTCGCGAATCACATCCATATATAGTTGATATACTTCTTGTTCGCATTCTAATTTAGCTTCGGCAAAACGACTGTCTTCCTTGACAACTTGATTAATCAAATAAGCTGTCCAGCCCTTGTGTAACAGCTCGTCTTGCAGGATTAATTGGATGATATTGCCATTGCCCATAAAGATTTTGTTTTCAACCATTGCTAAACTTGTAGCGAACGATACCATAAAGCGGAAAGCTTCTAAAGCATAAGACGCATGTAACGCCATGTAGATTGCTTTGACATGTTCTTTTTCAGTGATAGCTTCGCCTAGTTGTTTACGGCAATTGATAACGTGTAATGCTTCATAGTAGTTGCCTACGCTTGATGCCATGTCAATAATTTCTTTAGTATCGTGAATAGTGTTAAACACATCTTTGGGTACATTGTAAATGTTACGAATGATGTGACTGTAGCTCTTACTATGAATATTAGTTTCAAAGAATGTCCAATTGTATACCAATGCTTCAAGTTCTGGCAAAGATACTACAGGCATGAAGATTTGACTTGGGCCACGTCCTTGTAAACTGTCTAATGCGGTTTGACGCAACAAATTACTTGTAAAAATATGTTTAACTGCATCACTAGCATCTTTGAAGTCATTAGAATCTTTGGTAAGATTAATCTCTTCTGGTTGCCAGAAGAAACCACGTGCTGTTGCTTCAAAGTCTGCAATCTTCTTGT